GAAGGCTCTGGCAACATAGTGGCTTTTTCTTCGTTGGATGCGTCGTTTGCTGGCGCATCGACGGGCTGGATTTCAGGCAGGGCAAACTGCCCCGGTTCTAGAACGAGTTCACTCATCGGATTGTTCAACTTTCTGTGCAAGGTCAAGTAGATAACGCTCTGCAAGGGCTAGACCCTGAATAATCCCGCAGAGTTTTTGGTACTCTTCAAAGTTGCGACATGCCCCACCAGCGCAGTCATCTGCGTAGTTGTTCATATCGGTGCGTAATTTTTCGCGCAATACGCGTGCAAATTCTTGAATCATTTAGATGTCCTGTCTTTAATTTGCTGGTTCTGTGTGGCATGTTTAACCAAGTCCATACCCATTTGTTGACGTTGCTTTTGCAACGCCCCAGCTTGGGACAACGCGTTATGCTGCTCTGTCTTCTTCTGCGCTTTAAGTTGACCGGCCTTGGCTAACGAATCCATTTGAAGTTTTTTGTTCTCAAGAGCAAGCTTGCCTTGAACCTCTTGCGCTTTGATCTGCACCTCTTGCTGGCGCAACTGCAACTCTTGTTGCTGCATCTGAAGCACGGGATCTTGGGCTTGTTGTTGAGCTTGTTGCTGGGAAGCCTGCTGTTGGTTCTGTTGGAGCACTTGGGCTGCGGCTTGCGCCATCATGCTTGAGAGCGCCATCTCGACTTCAGGAGACATCTTCTCGCCCTCGGGAGGCAGAGACATACCCATCTGTTGCTCAATCTTCTGACGATAGGCGTACCCAACGTGCTCTGCAACGTGCGCCATCATTGCGCCTTGAATCATTGGCGCTTTTGGATTCTGCCCTATTAACTGCATGACAATCGGGTCTTGCATTGCCATCATGTGCACCTTGATATGTGACTCATGGTCTTGGTAGAAGAACGCCTTCATAGGTTCCATGCGCAGAGCAGCCATGTTCTCAGACACGGGGTCTTTGGGCTTCTGGTCATCCGGCAACGGTACAAGCTTGTCTGCATCCTTGATACCCAAAACCTCCAGCATGTTGCGGTGCAACTGCGGCAAGTCATAAATATCGGGAGCCATCTGCGCCATCTGAATGACGGCTTGGTACTGCACAACCCGCTGGCTCATTGTTGCCGCGTTGGGGTCGCTTACGGGAATGATGTCAATGTGGTCGTAGTCTGACTGCTTGGCCTTGCGTGGGGCATCTTCTGGGTCGTAGTCGTAATTTGGCTCGGTGTAGTCACGGATGATTGCGGCCAACAAGCGCAACTCTTGTTTGAAGGTGTAGTGCAGACGGGCCTGCACAGCAGACATAACCTTAAGCTGGCGTTCCAAAAGAGCCAGTGTCGTACCCACGGGAGCCTGTGCAGACATGTCCGACACGTTCATATCCGCTGTTGCGGCAAAACGACGGCCTTCTTCCACAATTTTATCTAACAGTCCTGACAGGACGATAGAAGGTTCCTTATATGGCAGGGGCAGAATACTGTCGCGCAATGCCCCAGAAGCAATGTCTACGTCTCGCCATTCTCCGGGAGCGATGGGGGTGTCGTCTCCCTTAATGCGCATTCCGCGAGTCTTAAGACCTCCGGGTAAGTTAGAAAGCGTCCCAGCATCGACAAGCTGACGCATGATACTGGTGGCTGACCTAGCGTATCCACCAATGAGATGGAAGAGTCCAAAGCCGTAGGCTCCAAAGCCGGGGATGTACTGGTAGTGGACAAAGTGCTGGCGCTTGAGTCTGAGGGGGTCATCTTGGTTCCAGTTCCGCCGAATAGACAAGACATCATTACTTCCTTTTATTAGGGTAACTACGTATGGCTGCATCACTCCGGTGGGTTCACCGGCATCGTCCAAGTCTTCATCGCCTTCCAACACTAAGTCAACGTGGCACTCATACAAGGTGTAGCGCTCGTCGTTCAAGTCGGAAAAGCCGGTCTCTTTGTCCTTGGCCTTCTTGATGTTGTCTTGCTCTTTGCTGGGGTCAGGCAACTCGATGTCGCGGTAAAAGCCTGCTTGCTGGAGCTTAATGATCTCGTTCTTGGTCTTACGCATGACGTGGGTCAGGCGGTAGCAAGTGTCTAAGTCGGTTGTCCCGTAGGGCAGAATAATGTCTTCTGCCGGTATAAACATTGACACTTGACGTCCCAGATTGGGATCAAAATAAACTTTCTTGAACGCTGAGCCGGTGGCGGGGAGGCTCCACAACATGCGCTCATGCTCAGGACGGAACTCGCGCATGACCTCAGTCAACTCATAGTTCATGTCAGCCTCGACACGCACAGCCGCTTCTTGCTTCTCAGGAGTTTCTTTACCAATTATCTTTGTACGTACTGGGCCTGCGGCTGGGAACTGCTCGGTAATTGTTTCTGACTGGAACCGCACGACGGCTTCTGTAATCATGGGGTGGAACACGCCACACGCGCCGTTCCAAGGTTCTGTTCTTTCTTCGTACTGGAGTCCCAGCAGCTTCAAGCCTTCTGTGTAGGCTTTTTCCCAGTCCTTACGTGAGCCTTTATCTTGCTCAACGTCTCCGGCTAAGTCTCCAGCCAGTGCAGACATCGCGCCTTCGTCCATGTCCTCGGCCAAGTTCTCAGCAAAGGTGTCAGCCTCTTCACCGGGCATCATGCTGATTTCTAAATCACCGGCATGGATGTTTACTGCTTCGGGATCAACAATCTCAATTTCAATCGGGTCTTCATCTTGTGCCAGATCGTCTATGCCTTGGGGCTGTTGGTATAGGGCTTTGTCTACATTGGTTGCCATTATTTATCCTTAATAGTACGCCGCAGTCCGGCTTTTAAAAAATCGTGGTTCATCTGCCTCATCCGTGTCTAGCGTGATGAAGCCGCCTTGTCTGAATCGAAGCAGTGCTTGGCTAGTCGTGTCCACAAAGTCATCGTGTTCGCCAACGGGGAAGGCTGCAACCTCCTCAATTACTTCGCGTGCCCAGCGTGTGTCAGGTGCCCATACCATGCCCGAAGAGAACAGATCAGCAATAGCCTGCACACGCACCATCTTATCGTTTCCACGGCTCGGTGTAAATTCTTGTACAGGGATGCCCATCGCCCTAAGCTCTTGTATCAACGGGCCACCAGCCGCCTTTTTCTCCACAATGAAGGCATCGGGTTGCCATTCTTTCCAATGTTTGAAGGCGTACTGTTTGAGTTCTGGGAAGGCAATTCGGTCTTTAAAAGCGTCAAGGAGAATAAGCTGGGGCTTATCATTTTCTTCCTCGTTGTACCAGACCCCCCAAGTAGTACAGGCAGAGTAGTCGGATGTGGTTTTGGTTTCATGCGCCGTGTCCCATGACTGAATGATGTACTCACAAGTGGGCGGCTCGTCCCCCTCCCATATCCGCCAGTGCTTCCTTGAGATGATAGCCGCTGTGTCACTGGTCGGCTGCTGCATGTACTGCGCGTTCCAGTAGCGGGGATCCATTGAGGACTTGGCGGACTTCAGCGCTTCCAGTGGCCACTGCTCCGGCCAGAGGGACTTCTCGTTGTCCGTGTCTTCGTTCAAGATAGCCGGCAACTCCACAATCTCCCAGCGTGGGCTGTCGGGATTACTTACCTGATACTGTATGAGTCTGCCGGTCAAGTCCAACGGCCCCCAACGCGTCATGATTACTATGATCGCTCCACCCGGCATCAGGCGCTGCAACGGGCCAGTTTGAAACCAACTCCACGCCGTGTCAAACGCTAGACGACTGTTTGCTTTTACGTCTTGTTCCGAGTGAGGGTCATCAATAACGAACAGGTCAGCACCGCGACCGGCAAGAGCACCACCAACACCAGCAGCGTAATACTGGCCCCCAGCAGCAGTACTCCACTTTCCAGCAGCCTTTTGGTCATCTGCAACAATTGTTTTGGAAAAAAGCTCATGGTATTGCTCATCATCCAGTAAGTTACGAACCCGCCGACCAAAGTCTTCAGACAGCGAAGCGGTGTGCGTTCCCATGATAATTTTCTTGTCAGGGTAATTACCTAGGAAGAACGCGGGGAACAGGTAAGACGAAAACTCAGACTTACCCATACGTGGGGCAATGTTGATGATGACGCGCTTCTTCTTGCCTTCAATCACATCTTGGAATATCTTGGCCAGTTTCCTGTGGTGTGGCCCTACCTTGAATCCGGGGTAGACGTACTTGGAAAACTCAATCATGTTAGTGCGTGCTGACCTAATTGTCTTGAAGCTTTCTGATCTGTCCAACATGTCCAACGTCTCTAATTTCTCTCGCGGACTCATCAGCGGCAGCTTGGCATAAAGCGCCGTGGCCTCTTGCTGGGTAAGTATGTGCTCACTCATCTTTATTTTCAGCTTCGTTTTCGACAGGTGCGTCGGACGTGTCGATCTCTTCAATGTCTGTGTACTCAGCGTCGGACACGTTCATGAACTTGGCCAGCTTCTCTTTGAGCTTACGGTCAATCTCTTCTTCTGTCAGGTCTAACTTCTTGACTTCAATCTTGTCGGTGAACAACCCAACCTCTGTGACCTTACCCAATAATCCCAACGCTTTTAGTCGGATATTAGCGCTAGGGTTTTCGCATTCTTCCAACAGTTTGGCAACTGTGTAGCCTCTGAGTTCTTTGGCCTGCTGTACAAACTCCCAGTCATAGGCGGTCAGCATCCCAACTAAGTGTTGCACCGCGGCAGGCGTTTTGATCTGCGCTAATTGTTCGTGCGTGATTTCGCTTGGGGCGGCAGAGACTAGGTTGGTGAACGCGCCCCGCGCTGCTTTGACTTCTGCTTGGCTGACCACAGTATCTGTGTCTGCGGCTCCAAGACTCTTAAGCCAGTCTGTTGTTTTTACTTGAGCGTCGATCATGTCTGCCGGATGTTCTTTTTCAAGCGGCGTAGGTTTACCCCAGTGGTCAGCCACTTCGGGTTCAAAATCAATAAGGTGATCTAGCATGGGCGCATAAGTTTCTTGTACCTGCGATGCGCGGAGTGTATACTATTTCTTGAGTGATGTGGCAAGCAGTTGCCAGTTGCTTCTCCTCGGTTGGATAGATACTCCGCCGTTTCACCCCCTGATGAAAGTCAGGGGGTTTTTTTATGGGCTTTGTCCAACGATTGACACCAAATTTTATAAAATTTTTATAGTAAATGTAAAGTACTAAATTGAGTTGTAGAGAATGGTTGGGGAATAGTGTTCATGTAACAAGGGGGGCACGCCATGTATATGGGTTGGTGGGGGGTAGGTGGGGTCTAAGGTATTCGATTATTGCCGATTTGACCAGCCCAGTAGTACCTCAGTTTACCCCCATTCTTACAATAGAGGTATCGATTAGGGATTAGCTTTAATCGGTACGAGGCACTCATGCCCTCACATCGTTCTTGAAAGGAACACATCATGAAACTCGCCGTCACAACAACACAACTGTTCTTTGCTTTGGGTCAAGCCGAGCGCACGACACACGCATCAACCCTAGGGGCGCACAGAGAGTATGCAAAGGCAACGCCTGAACAACAGGCACAGTTGATGCACGACTGCATTGTGCAATTCATCATGGGCTACACAGACTGCACCTTGAAAGCTGCGGAGAGAATTCTCTCCCAGTCGAGAGACGACCGCACCAAGGAAGCGCAGAGTGCCTACTACAAGGGTTACTCGAAGTTTCGTTATCACATCATCCGCCCTGAGACTGAGTTGCCTGAGTCGAGTGGTCGCAGTGTGCAAGTGATTGCACCCCGAAAGGTATTCAAGTCTGTGCTCAACGAGATTATCAACTCAGGCATGACCAAGGCAGAGTTTGACGCACTCATCACTGAATTGCGTGCTTCTATTGCTTTCGAGTAATCGGAGAGATTTCTCTCCCGTATCTAACAGCGGCTTTGTGCCGCTGTTTCTTTTCTTGTCCAACCAATCGGAGATTATCACCATGACACAACATTACCTACGACTTGTAACCCTGCAAGATTATTGTTTCCGCACCAACAAGCGCAAGTGGGCTAAAGCCCTCGGCGTAGAACTCAAAGCGTTCTTGGCGGACAACCCAACATTCCGCAAATACTGAGGAAACTCTCCAAGCCCATGCTCGTGGGCTTTGGGGGCAATCCTGCCCGATTTAATTGGAGATTATCATGCGTTCAACACACTTCCCCCTGCTCAAAGATTGCGGCACTCTCACCATCAAAGGCGTAGAGTGGCGTATGCAAGAGTACTACCCCAACCCAACCATGCTCAACTACAAGTTCCTTACTGTGTATAGCATCAAGCACAGCCTGAAGGAAACCTTTGCGTCTGATGAGGCATTCGAGGCGTGGCTCGACAAGGTGCAAGCACCCAAGCAAATGTCATTATCATTCTGAACGGGAGAGAATTCTCTCCAAAGTGTGATTATCACACTTACGGACAACTATCCATGATTGCACGACGAGTGCGTAGCGATTGGACACTTTAAGTTGTTGATTTGTAATGAGTTCCAACTTCTCTTACTTATATATACATATATATTTATAAAGATATAGATATAGAAATGTATTTATATACGTGCACCCATGCTCGCGGTTGTTTCCGCTGGACAAAGTTCCTTTGGGGCTTTGGTACTGTGGAATTATATGTATACTGCGGAACCGAATTGAGAATACCTATACATATCATGCACATAAAGTGTCCGAATGCTTTACACTCGGCGTGCAATGTCGGACAGTTTTTAACACAGGAGTGATTATCATGGGATACCAGTACACAAAGTACATGAAATTGAGCGCAAATCAGCTACACAACGCGCTTGTTGACAGGGGAATAACACCTCTTGAGATGGAATCCATCAAGCGTATCGTTGATGAGCAGAAAGAGCACAAGCGTAGCGAGGGCTCACACAAACGGCAGATGGACTTGCAATGGGGTGAGTTCCTTGCGCCGTTGATACATGAGCGCAAGACTGTGAGGTCAATCATGCGGTACAAGGGCAGCACAGAAAGAGCCGATGCCTTGGAAGGTTACCTTTTGGTACTGGACAGGGTGCAGGAGAAGCTCTACTTACTGCGCCGAGAGAAAAACCAAACGCCTTTGCAGATACATCCTGAGCGTACGCATTGGAGTGATTATGTTCCTCAGCGAATTCGTGATGAGGTGTGTGATGCGTTCAGTGCCATACCGCACAAGCCCAAGGCAAAGACAAAAGTACCCTTCCTACGCACAGTGCCTGTGATTCTGCACAACAAGCAAAGGGCGAGGCTTGAGCGTCGCACCATCAAGGCGCTGGGGGTAGCCGAGAGCAATCACATGGTAGACCCTAGCGAGGAGAACGCACAGGCGCTTACCCGCATCAAGGATGCGCTAAAGATTATCAGAGCAATGCAACCCAACGAGCCTGTACCTGCGACATGGCATGGGCTTTGACGGGTGTCTAAACCTCGGGAGAGAAACCTCTCCCAACTGGTCAACGGAGCTTGGGCTATGCCGCTGACCATCCGCAA